AGTACTACGGTGCTGGTATGGCCTCCGACGTTGTGTTGGACGGTGGTATCGGTTCCTCGACGTACAACAGCGGTGCTGGCAACGCGAACCATATGTGGTTCCTCAACACCAAGTACCTGCACTTCCGTCCTCACAAAGATCGTAACTTTGTGCCGATTGGCGGCGAGCGGCAGGCTGTCAACCAAGACGCCATTGTGAAACTGATCGGCTGGGCGGGTAACTTGACCTGCTCGGGCGGCCAGTTCCAAGGCGTGTTGATCGCTTAAGGAGTACACGAAAATGGCAGTTTCTACCTCTAACGTCATTGGCGTGGCCCTCGGCAACACGGACACTTCGGCGCAGTTCAAGGTCGGCACGACCGTGAACCTCGACGACGGTGGACAGGCCGTTTATGTGCAAGCCGCTACGGCTGTGGCTCAATACAGCGCGGTTGCCGTTTTCGGCAACAACAGCGTTGCTCCGTTGACCACAACCAACTCGGCTGAAAGCAAGGCAGTCGGTTTTGCTCAAGTTTCAATTGCCGCAGCCTCTTATGGCTGGGTGCAGTTGGGCGGCAAGCCGGTTGTTAAGCTGGCTGCATCGTGCAACCCGGCTGTTCCGCTCTACACGACGGCAACGGCTGGTGTGCTTGACGATGCGGTGGTCAGCGGCGGCTTGGTGGCGGGCATTGTTGCCCTCACCACGGCTTCCGGTGCCACTTCCCTGACCTGCGTTGCGGGCTATCCGCACGTTGCGACGGGTTCGGTCACGCCGTAACCATGCAACCTCTGGAGATCACGGTTGTAGCGGCTGGAACGGCAAAGGAGCTTTGCTTCAATATCCGTTCGGCTCTCGCCCGTGGTCTGCCAGAACTGACCCTCGCTCCCATCAAGCACGATGGCAACATCGTCTTGGTGGCGAGCGGGTGGTCTATGCCGAACTACATTGACGAAATTAAGGCGCACCGCCGAGCCGGTCGTCCGATTGTGGCTATTAAAGCCGCGCACGACTTTTTGGTGGAAAACGGGGTAGAGCCTGACCTGTGGGTTAACCTTGATCCCCGTGACCGCACAAACGGTATCCAGCGGCTAAATGACCGCACCGTTTATATGCCCGCCTCACGCTGCCCACCGCAGACGTTTGAGCATTTAAAAGGGCGCAAGATTTTGTTGTGGCACTCATGGGCAGAAGGCTCAGAGATGGAAACCATTGGCCCAAACCGCATCGCCGTTGGCGGCGGTACGACCTCGGGCCTGCGAGCCGTCAACATTGGATATGTATTAGGTTTCCGTAAATTTACGATGTATGGCTATGATTCATGCAATAGCCCTACTGGCATTAAGCGATTCACAGGTGAGGGTAGTGGCCCCACGGTGGATGTGTACGTTGGTGGCCCAAACGGCAAGAAATTCACTTGTAACGCCGCTATGGCGCAGCAAGCTAACGAGTTTCAAAAGCTGTTTGAAGTCATGGGCGATATAACGCTAGACGTTAAAGGCCCGGGCCTTATTGCCGAAATTATGCGCGTTCGCACCGAGAGGATGGCGGCCTAATGCCTATCCCCTCTCGCGTCCTTGGGAGCGGCATTAGCCAGCTTTCCACGGTTTCCATTTGTGGCGATGGTAACGCAAGTGTTACCGCTGCCGGTACGTCGGCGGGTGACGCAACGGCCATTACTTACGTTTACAACAACATTTCAGCGGGTTCTGGCGGGGTAAAGCTGCCGCAAACTGAAATGGGCGAAGTTATCGAAATTGTTAACTCAACTTCTGACGTTTTAACTGTTTATCCGTACGACACCAACAGCACTATTAACGGTGCTGCGAGCAGCGAGTTGCTGCCGGGTGGATCGGCGCTGTTGTCGGCTACATCCAACACTAGTTGGGTGACGTTGCAGGGCTATAAGCAGTTGCCTAAAAAGCGTTACGGCAATCTGTGGCAGCCCGCCACGCAAACCCTTACGTCGGCAAACACGGCAACAGCGGTGGTATTTGCTACCATTTCGCCCGCTTATGGCGTGTCTATTGGTTCCCCGGCTTCACGGGTGGTTGTTGCAGATACGGGCGTTTATGACGTTCAGTTTTCGGCGCAAGTAGACAATAGTTCGGGCGGCGATCAACAAGTTTGGATATGGCCTAGAGTCAACGGCACCGATGTGCCAGATTCGGCCAGCACACTCAGAATTAAAGGCAACGATAACGAAATTGTTGCCTCTTGGAATTTCATGCTGTCCCTGACTGCGGGGCAGTATGTGGAGTTGATGTGGGCAGCAGACAGCACAAACGTGATTCTGTTGGGCGCATCAGCAACGTCAACAATCCCAGCCATACCGGCTGTGATATTGACGGTTAACGAAGTAAGTCTGTAATCCCCACAGGAGCAAAGACAATGCCACTAGATAGCGATGTTTCAAATGCTGACGCCCAGTTGCACGTTGAGTTCTACACCAAGGACAACGGTGCAAACGAGGGCAAGACCTACGTTCGGATCATGGCCCCCGGCGATAAGACGAACATTATCGATCAGCCTGCCCGAGACGATCACAAAGAGCGATTTCCGCGCCAATGGCTTTACTACCAAATGCAGCAAAGCGAAGGCGCGGCAGCACAAATTGGAACGCCTATCTCGGAGTGGCATAAAGCTGCCCCAGAGGAAATTAACCGTGACCAAGTTGCGGAACTTGCCATCCTCAAATTCATCACAGTTGAGCAGTTGGCCTTGGCATCTGACGGGCAACTCCAACGTATCGGCATGGGTGGCGTGGGTTTGCGCGAACGCGCCCGCCAATACCTCAACCGCAAAAACCGCATGGACAACAATGCGGAATTGGAAGATACAAAAAAGCAGTTAGCCGCGTTGCAAGCGCAGATGGCCGAACTGATCAGTTCCCAGCCGCGCCGTGGCCGACCGCCGAAGGAAATAGCCGCAGAGGGATAACGTATGTCCACGACCACGATGCTTCAACTTGTCCAGCAAGTCACGAACGAGCTGGGCGTTGCTACACCGGCCACGGTAGCGGGCAACAGCAACCAAGATGTTATTCAAATCTTGGCGCTGATGAACGCATCTGGTTACGAGTTGATGCGTCGTGCGGATTGGCGAGAACTGACCCGCCAGCATACGTTTTACACGGAAGCCATCTCGACAACCGGCACATGGACGGATAGCGCGTATACGATTACGGGTATCCCTTCTACTGCCGGTTTGTCTACCGCCTACCAAGTGCAGGGCGATGGCATTCCCAACGCAACGTATATCACTAGCGTAGACAGCGCCACTCAAGTCACGCTGAACTACGAGCCGACTTCTAATCAGGTCAACGCTGAAGTCATTTTCCAAAAGGTCAAATACGACCTTCCGGCTGACTATTACAGCACCGTAAACCGCACCCATTGGGACAAGAGCAAGCGTTGGGAAATGCTTGGCCCTGAGTCGCCGCAACAATGGGAATGGCTGTTGTCAGGCTACATCAGCACCGGCCCCCGTATCCGCTGGCGTTTGCTTGGCAAATATTTCCAGATTTGGCCGGGTATGAACGCAGGCGAGTTGCTCGGCTTTGAGTACCGCAGCAACGCATGGGCGCAGGCGGCTGACGGTACGCCGAAGATGAGCTTCACCGCCGACTCGGACACTTGCATCTACCCAGATCGGGTGATGGTGCTGTCCACCAAGCTCAAGTATTTTGAGGCCAAGGGTTTTGATACCACGGCCATTTACCGCGATTACTTGCAAGAGCTTGAAACGGCCATTGCACAGGACACGGCCTCGGCCAATCTGTCGTTTGCCCCGCGACCGGGTACGGTGCTGATCGGCTACGACAACATCCCAGACAGCGGTTACGGCTCCGAGGGCAACTAATATGGCGGGTTTGCGTCAACGTCGCTTCGTACAACGTGCGGTGGCGAACGTCGCTTCGTTGCCCGCGCCTATTGGTGGCTGGAACGCCCGTGATTCGCTCGCCAACATGGCTCCGACGGATGCCGTCACGTTGGATAACTTGTTCCCCGGCGTTTCTAACGTCAACTTGCGGGGCGGGTACGTTAAACACGCTACCGGCTTGCCGGGGCAAGTTGAAAGCCTGTTCAATTACGCTGGAGCGGCTACCAATAAGCTATTCGCCGCATCAGGTACGGCGTTTTACGACGTAACTTCCGCAGGCGCGGTGGGCGCAGCGGTCGTAAGCGGCCTGACTAACGCAAGGTGGGAATACGTCAACGTAACCACCCCCGGCGGTAATTACATGATGTGCGTTAACGGGGTTGATAAGCCTCGTTTGTACAACGGTTCCACATGGGTTGCGTTAGATGGAGCGTCAACCCCTGCCATTACGGGCGTTACAACCACCACGCTTTCCAATATCACGCTGTTTAAGAACCGTCTTTGGTTCATCCAAAAGGACACCTTAAAAGCATGGTATTTGCCGACCTTTTCGGTAGGCGGGGCAGCCCAAGAGCTTGACCTTTCTGCCGTTGCCAAACTAGGCGGTACGCTTGTGGCGGCTGGAACATGGACGATTGACGCCGGTTACGGTGTGGATGACAACCTTGTGTTTGTCACCGACAAGGGCGAGATCATTGTTTACCGTGGCACCGACCCTTCTAGCGCGTCCACATGGGCGCTGATCGGCGTTTGGATGGTGGGTTCGCCCATCTCTAAGCGCTGCATGATGAAGTATGGCGGCGACTTGTTGCTGTTGACGCTGGACGGGCTGTTCCCGCTTGCCTCGGCGCTGCAATCGTCCCGCCTTGATCCCAACGTGGCGTTGTCAGACAAAATTCAGGGCGCATTTGCCGCTGCTGCCCAGAATTACAAGAACAACTTTGGCTGGGGCATGATTTACAACGCAAACAACA